TAAAACAAAAGTGAAGATGCCAGGAGTCGAGGGTGTCATTATGAGAAAGAAAGATAAGGACCAGTTTATGTTATTAAACTCGGCTTTATCCTATGATCCTAACATTTCTAAATATGCAGTGCGAAGAGTAGGCGTCGATGGACGTTATTATCACTTATTAAGGGAGTATGAACTCTTAGACAAAGAAATTGCCAGAACGGCAAAACAAATTTACGAAGGCAACTTGATTGTGGGGGCTGAGCAGTTGAAACACTGGAAAACGAATTTAGATAAGTGGAGAAGAACTCAAAAAGATTTAAATGAGTTAACCAACAAATTTAAAAA